TTTACTTAGCATAGGTAATGCATTGCTTTTGCATTGCAATTGCATTGCATTTGCATCTGGTTTATTCCACCTTGTTAACGCTGCTTGTTTTCTCTTTTCCCTAGTATTTTCAAGGTGTTGCATACGAATGTTTAAAGATTCTGAAAAGAAAAAATCATTGTCAGATACTAAAAATAAACCATAATTTTTAACTACTGCTTGGAATTTTTCACCGCTCGTAAAGTATCTTTTAGCCAAAACAGGCAATAAATGAAGTGGATATTTATACTCAGGTTGTTCCCTTAGCGTTTCCACCAATACCCAATATATACCATATCCCTCAAGTCCTAACTGGTCTATTAAAATCATACACTTAGGATCGTCTTTCGCATTGCTATCATGCGAAAACCAATAAGCATCTTTAGCCATAATTAAACTGTTTGTTTTGCTTTATGTATACCTACGCGAATAGCCTCGTTAATATTATTCATAACCTCAACAAGTAGGGCTATATTTTCATGTATTCGATCCCTAAGCCTTAACTGATTTTCTGTTGCTGTTTGCCAATCTTTTACCCCGCACTCAATACGGATATGTTCAGCAAGTTTTGATATATCCCTTGGGAATGTTGATTTACTGCTTGTTCTGGCATAAATTGAACCGCACATCTTTTTGTAAGAATCCCCGCTAAAATTACGGTATTTTAAAAGCTCATCATACAACCATCCATAAACCTCAACTTTAAACTTAGGACTTATGTATAAAGCTAAATCAATAGCTAAATATGGGTGCAACCACGTCCCCCCGTCAGCTCCTCGCTTTGTCTTAACTACAACTCCAAAATTTTTATTAAGTTCTGCCATAAACTCCTGAGTTGATTGAGTGTTAACCCATGTTTGTAATGTTAGCGGCTTTAATCCGTTCATAATTCGCCATTTGTTACCTACTAATACTAGATCATTAGCGTTTAACATATTATCCTTTGAGTTTTGTCTTACATCTCCATCGAAGAGTTTGCGCCTCATTAATACTGCTGTTTCCATATCGTTATATTTATAGTTTATTTTACAAAGATAATATATAATTGATTAATTACAATTGATTTCTGTAAATATTGCTATAATTTATGTGATTTAAATAAATAATGCCGTCATAACTTCTTGTACTTCTTCCAGTAACTTATAGTAAAAGTCTATATCTTTTGTTTTTGGAGTAATAAGGCCGCGATTCACTACGGCCTTATAGTTGCGTTCAAATATGTCCATTAGTCAAAAAAACTTTTTTGTTCAACTTTTTTAAACCTATTTCCAGCAGCCTTTAAATTTAAAACAGCCTGTTTAAAATAGCTGTCCTTTAACTCTATACCTATGGCTTTTCTTCCCATCGATACAGGGCTGTAAACTTCAGAACCAACACCCATAAAGGGAGTCAAAATAACCTCATTTGGATTTGAGTATAAGTAAACCAACCTATCAATTACATCTAATTGAAGCGGGTGAACGTGTTTTTCATCATCGGGGTCTTTGCTGTCTTGGAATGGCAAAACATTATCAATTCTAACATCATCCCAAACACACGAAGCATAACGCTGCCATGTTAAATGAGATAGTTTATTTTCTCTTTGGTCGCCTAAAAAACCAATCCATTTACGCCTAAAATCAATATAGTTTCCGTATGTTTTTTTATGAGCCTCTAAAAATGGAGTTTCGCCAAAATACTCAAAATCCTTCAATCCGTTTGGATGTGTTACTGGTATTTCACTATCACCTTTTTTCTTAAATATTAACACATAATCAGGCATAGCAGGAAAGCAGCGTGTTGCATCCTCAACGATAAATTTGTGCTTTAAAGATTGAACCATAGTTCGCATTCTTACCTTCAATGGTTCTTTCCAAACTGTTATTCTGCTATGATACTCAAATCCATACTTTTCATGTATTCTAATAACTTCGCCTGGAAAATCCCAAAGTCTTCCAGTATTAGTATGAACATCAGTAACATGAACAGCGTTAATACGACCTTTTTTTGTTACCCGTGCCATTTCTTTAATCAAAAACTCGTATTGTTCTAAAAACTGCTCTTTAGTTTCACAGTTACTAAAGTCTTTTTCGCTCGAGCTGTAGTTGTATAGCCCTGCAAATGGAGGAGAATAAATGGATAAATCTACACTATTATCCGGAATAGTTGGTAATACTTCCATACAATCCCCGTTAAATATGCTGTAATTTTCAGCATGTAACTGTTCTTTGACCATAGTTATAAAAATTTAGGTAGCTGAATTGGTTTATTAAATTCTTTTTGTTTAAAGTTAAAGTCTGAATTGGTATTTTTAGTTAATTTCTCAAACATTTTTATAGCCTTATCTTTTTTGATTAAAAGACTTTCCATTATTCGTTCCTGTCCATCGGATAAAATTAAATCAGCAAATACAGGGTCTTTTCTGCCAAAACGCCAAAACCTACGGATAGCCTGATAGTATTGTTCGTAACTATATGTAGGAAAATATGTAGTATGTCCGCAATGCTGCCAGTTTAATCCAAATGCAGTAATAGAGGCTTTTGTAATTAACTTGTTTATATTGCCATTGGCAAAATTCAATAGTATGTCCTCTTTTTTGTCTAAGTCCATATTTCCGCGTATTTCTGCAGCATTTTTATCAAACCTAGACAAAGCATCTGCCTCGTCATTCAAATTGCACCAATAAACGGATATATCATGTTTACTGGCTTTATCTGCTGCTATTTCACATCTTTGGTTAATTGTTACTTTGGCTTCCTGTTTAATTTCACTAAAAGAAACCGCAGGTAAAGCAAATAAACTCATTTGTCCATTTATGGCTAATGGTGTTTCGTTCCGAATAATTGTTTTTATTTCGTGTAGTTCTGGGAGTATAAACCTAGTATCATCAAAACCTAAGTCACTTGGTTTTCGGGCTGATATACTCCATGTTGCAACCCATCGCCAAAAATCATTTTCAGCATGAGGCTTTAAATACCATTCCTCTCCTTGCCTTTCTTTTGATATTTGGCTTAACTTAACTACATTATTTTGATTGTTTTTAAAAAACCTACTAAGCATATCCATATATCCTAAATACCCCAAAGCCTCAGAACTTGTGCCTAATTCGATGTAATCATTAGGACTAGGTGTTGCTGTTGCTAGATATCTGTAGTTAACTTTGCGTAAAAAAGCCGTTACCTCTCCTTTAATTGCACCATCGAAATTTTTAAGTATGCTACTTTCGTCGAGAATAACACAGTCAAAATCACTAGAATTAAAGTAGTGTAATCTTTCGTAATTACATATTACTATTTTTTTTGTGTAATTCCCGTCTTTAGAATACTCCACATCATCAATACCAAACTTAGCAGCCTCTTTAATAAACTGAAAAGCAACAGCCAAAGGAGTAATAATTAAAACAGGTTTGTTTGTCTTTAACACGTAATTATATGCAATTGTTAACTCAATAATCGTTTTGCCTAATCCAGTATCTAAAAAAATAGCACATCGGCCTTTTTTAATAGCATACTCTGCAATATATTTCTGAAAGTCAAATAACTTGTCAGGAATGAATAACGGTTCAATGCCATAGTTAATAGCATTGTGCCGTTTTGTTTCTAAAAATTCGTAATAATCCATAGTTGGTTAGTTTAGTCAATATACCTAAAAGCATTTTTATTATGAATCGCCCGACGCAAGCAGTTAGCGGTTATTTTCGTTTTAACATCATTCTCGCAAAAGTAAATCTTAGGGTATTGTCCTCGCTTGTTGAATAGTGCCGTGGTGTAAATTAAAGCCCCGTTAGGTGTGTAAAATACTTTCTCCTTTATTCCATCATCAACAATATATAGCTGATTTTCTTCAGCGACCGAATCGTTTTCAAACTCAACATACTTGTTAAGTAGTTTGCTCCGAACATACGAATGAACGGTAATAACGATAAGAGCAGTAAGCCATGAAGCGCAAATAAAAAGCTCTAGTTTGTAGTAGTCAATAAATTGTTGTAGTTCCATAGTTTGTAATTTAAATATAAATGTTTATATGAATTAATTTAGTTTCTTTGTCATAAAAAAATTCTAAATCAAAAACCATACATTTAAACTTTTCTTTAATAATCAAAACTAAAGCCGACTGAATAAATGAACCGTCTATTTCGTATTTTTTTATAAATTCATTTAATTTTTCTTTTGAAGATTCTATAAGAAAAAACCTCATAAGACTTATTTTTGTAAACTTAACGCTGACTTTCACAAGTTCTGGACTGTTTTTTTCATCCATATACCATAGAGCCGATTGATTATTATTTTTCCCTTCGTTTATTAACATTAACAATGATTCATACTCATCGTTAATGTTAGGATTAATAATTGAATTTAAGTCTAAGGTTTTCATAGTCTGTTAGTTTAAATTTATTTAACTAATTTGTTCAATTAATCTCAATAGTTTAATTTGTTCCCGTTTTGCTTCGATTAATTCTTTTGGAGCGTATGGCATATTAAGATTATTTTTTATATAACCATCTGATAATTCTATTACGCTATTTTTACTATAATTTTTTCTTTTTAATTTTCCTTTTTCTGAATTAGCATATCTGGCTTTTGATTCTTTATATTTATAAGAATTTTCTTTACGATATTTTTTAATTTTTTCTAAATTATTAACATAATATTTATTATTTGCTTTTTTTCTACTTTCTTTATATTTTAATGTTTGTTGGTATTTTTTTTGTCTTTCTTTATATTTTTCTGATTTTAAATATTTTTTAACAGTTAATTTTCTTTGTTCTGATTTTCGATATTTTTTTTGGTATTCTTTAATCTTTTCTGATTTATTATATTCCTGTTTGTGTTTTTTTATACATTTTGCAGAACAATATTTTTGGCGATTACTTTTTTTATTAAACTTAACTCCGCAAATAGGACAAATCGCTTCCATAATGGTAGTTTTTAATCGGGGCGCAGTTTATTGCACCCCGATAAGTTAACACTAATTACCGACGTAAAATTTAATTCGAGCCTTTGAGCCAACAAACTTGTTATACTCAAGCTGAGCCTTAGCATTGCCAATAATTTTACCAGCAATATTGGCCAACTCTTTGGCTTGCTTTAACTCAATTTCATTTGATTTTACCTTTTCAAAAACGTCAATCATTTCAAGACGTAAATCGGTAATGTTCATTTCTCTTTTCTTTGTGTTCATAGTTTTACTGTGTTAGTTTAAATTTTAAGCAATTTAGTTAAATTGTGAATACGGTTAATTAAAATTTGTATGTTGTATAACATGGTTTACTATTTAGAATCAATCTACCTAAATCGTTTTAGATTTGATTTTACTCGGCTCAATTATCTCCACAATAGTTTCTCCTGTGTGGGTATCTTTTTTTAGCACCTTGATGCGCCTTTTAGCGTTAACTTTTTTGGCATACTCAAGTACATTTTTAGCGTTCATTCGCTCAACTGCTCGCTCGACTGAGTTAATAGCCCCCCCTTTGTGGGTTATTTTTTTTTGGACTTGCTTTCTATTTGCCATCGGATTCAATGTTAAAATCATTCGACATAAAGATATCAAAGGCTTCAACTACTAATTGATAGTAATTTTTTCTAAACTTATTGTAGTATGTTAAAAACAACGGGTCTTTTAACGCTAAAAATGTATTTTTTTTGGTTATCCCGTGCATAACAGTTGCATGGCTTCGGTTAAAAATTAGCCCAATTTCATTGAACGAAAAACCAATTTCCCGGAGGTGGTCAAAAATAATATTGCGGGCAAAGGCGTAATGCTGCTCCCTGCTTGGCTGTTTTAATGTTTCGTAGTCAAACCCGGTACACTTGCATAGGTAATCAATACTATTTCGGTCAATAATCTGAATGCCGAGTTTTGGCGTTTGGGTTTTTTGCGTTTCAATAATTTCGCTTAGTGGTTTCATGGTTAGTTTATTTTTCGAGAAATTCAAAGGATATTGCGCTAAATGGCTTTTCGTTTTTCTCCAGATACTCCACCATTTTGGAGTGAATTTTTGCCTGAAGTTGTGTTTCGAATTTAAAAATATCCCCGTGATTTAATCTTACAACGGTTCTATTGTTGTTTTTTGTGGCGTTTTTAGCCCCAATCTTTAGCAGTATGTAACCTATTACCCCGAATAAGGATATAAAGGAAATTACAGCGGTTAAAATGATTATTTTGTCCATAGTTAGTTGTGTTAGTTATTGATGCAATTTAGGTAAAAAATAGCCCCGTTGTTCAGCTAAAAATATGTTGTAGAACATATCGGGGCTATTTAGAATTGGTCTAATTATTTAGTTCGGTAACATCTTCTGCATCCACATAATCAATCTCTGCACCTTCAACATCGTTAATGACTGCTTGGTCTGTTTTTAAAGCAACCTGCATATCAACCGAAAGAATACCATACTTGGAAAGTAATAGTTTTAAAACGGTCTTTAAGGCCATTTTCTCAAAGTCTTTTTTCCAAAGGCTTGTTTCGTGGTTATACATCTTTGAATACTGCTTTGCGTGTTTTTCCACTTGCTCGGAAGTCATGTAAAGAGTTTTCTCAAAGCCATTTATTAGGCGAAAGTAAGCAGCGTATCCGATAACCTTATTGCTTGTTTTTGAATCAGCATTAAACTCTATTTCCCCAGTTAGAATATTGTTAGCAATTAGTTGCCCTTCGCAAATTGGCGTTACGTTCATTGTCTTGTATTGACCGCTTCTCATAGCTAATTGAATAAACCCTTTGTAGCCCATTTGGAATTGTGCGACACGGCCATAAGGTACAATGTAAGCAAAACCCAAATTTTTATCCAAATCAAGTTTTAAAGCAATTGATTGAATCGCGGCATGTACAATTGTTTTAGGGTCGCATTCTCGAAGTTGTTTGCTTCCAGTTCCCACGTTCAAAATGTTGCTTATCCACTTTTCGGAATTTTCTCCAACAAGTTGATTTAACCGTTTAACTACACTGTCGCTCCTTAGATACTGATTAAGGTTTAAAGCGACTTGCTGATTTTGTACTGACTTTTGAAGGCTTGCTTTTGCCTTTTCTGAAAAGTCTAATTGTCCGTCCTGCATAGTTGATTTATTTTGGTTGTTTAACTAAAAATGTTCTACTTGTTTTTTCTGTGGCATACTTCAAAAATGTTTCTGGGAGTTCCTCTTTTAGTTTTTTGGTGTCAACTGTAACTTTTGTTTGAGGCCGCCACGTGGCAATGGTATTTAACCCATACATCAAATCGGTTGCATCGCCAATTTTCAGCTTTAAAAAGTCCTCAATTACTTCTTTTTGCGCTTCTAGTTCTTTGATTTTGGCTTTAATTTCAATTAATTCAATATGCTTTTGTGCCGCGTCCTCATCGGCCTCAACCATTTTAACATCGGGGTCTTCCTTTTCGTAATCGGTTACTGTTTTAATAGGCGTACTTTCTCCAACAATATACTCATTCCACCACTTAACAAGGTAGTTGTTTTGCTCAGTTACATACTCAGCATCAAAATTAACTTCAATCTCGGAGTAAAATCTGCTATCTAATACCAAGTAGATAAACTTCGCTTTTTTAAGCCCCAAAACATAAAGGTTATGCTGAACTTGACAGTAATATTCCATCGGTAACGAATTGCCCCAAAATTTATAGGCATCTGTTGAAACAGTTTTTACCTCTATAAGTACATTTTCGTTATTAATTGTGCAAATACCGTCTGGATGGCATCCCAAAAAATCGTACTCCTTGCTAATGTATCGGGCGTTATTGTCGAATACCTTAACATTATTCACTTGTTCAAAGTGTGCAATTATAACAGGCTCTAATTTTTTGCCCCATTCAGTCGCCTGATTCCCTTCAAAAGTCTTAATGTTGTGTTTTTTCTCTTCCCAAACCTCGTAGGCTGTTTTATAACGATTAAGCCCTAGTATAGCAGCAACATCCGAGCCGCCTATAAATTTGTTTCTGTTTTTTGTTACGTCGGTCATAGTTGTATTTTTTCAGTTTAAAAGTTTAGTTAGTAGTTGAGTTACTGTCAGATTATCAACAATAATTAGCTCGTCGCAATTTTCATCATCAACCCAAAAATCATTGATAATATAGCAGTAGTCGTAAGCAGTTTCGGATATCAAAGAACCACCGCCGCTAAAAGTTTCGTCTAGTTTTTTTGAACCACAAACCTGTTTAGTTATGTAGGCTTTGTATGTTAAACTTGAGCCGGGATGCTCTACATGGTAATCTCCTGACTTTTCGTTTTCAAGTTCATTTAGGTAAGTTTTGGCTATTTCCTTAGCAATTGTTTCGGTTATTGATACAGTTTCCATAAGTGGGGTTATTTGATTAAACATTATGCAATATAGCTACATTGTCTAAACCTGCAAAATATTTAATGTTAAATTGTGTTAAATTAACGATACCCGACAAAGTGAGTTTTGTTTTTCCCCACTCTGTAAATCATCACCACGTGATTCCTCAGGTTGTTTTCAGATTTTACAACCTCTATTTTTTTTCTAAGTTCAATAAGGCTATCCGCCTCTATTTTACCTTTGTATTTGTTTATTTTTGCAAAGTACATGGTTAATTTTGTTTAGTGTTTAGTTGAAAATAAGTTAATAAATATTGTGTATTACATTAATCGGATAGTTATGCTTAATATTTCCGTCCAGTGGCTTCATTTATGTATTCACACTTTATCCAATGAACATGTCCATTAATGTCAGGGTCTGCGCTAGATATGCAATGTGTGCAATTTTGACACCAAACAGACCCTATTTTAGTTCCATTGTTTAGGTATTGACAATTTTCTATCGGTATTCTAAAATTAGAGTGGTTTGTTTTATGATAATATTTATCATAAATACTAAGCATAACAGCAGGTGTATTGCCTTCCTGCTGATGCTCATTTGGAGTTGTATTTTCTTTTTCCATTATATTATCGGTTTGATAAATTATTACTATTAACTCAGTCAGTTAACACACCTGCGTAACGTTAGCAACAAGCATTAAAACGGCTCTGGTACTTCTGGACAATCTGGAAGTTCAGTCCAGGCGTAAATATATTCGGGAATATTCAGCGTTTCATCTCTTACAAATCCATCGTTCATATAATCTCTTGTTTCAAAAGAACCAATCCATTTTTTGCCATTCCAATAACCTTGTATTGGTTTTTTATCAT